ATTCCTTGTATACCTAGGGGATCTCTTCCACCAAGACCATCATTGGTACCGTAGTGTGAAGCGTGTGTTCTAGGTCTTCCACCTTCAGGGCCTATATCTCCTATTCCTGGAGTATCATCTTCGTATCCTACAGGAACTGATCCAAACGGCATTCCTTTTTGATCTCCCTGTCTTCTACCGTAAAGAGAAGCTAAATCATGAGGTGTACCGTATGACTTACCTGATTTAGCAGGATCGTTACCTTCGTTTTCAATTTGACCTATTCTAAATAATCTTTTGTAATCTTCAGTAACTAGATCTCTCATTTCCATATACTGGTCTTCAGATAGGTTAAATATATGGTCATATATATAATCAGTTGGAAAAAGTTTAGTATCTAACATTTGACTTGCTAAATCTACTTTTTCTTTTAATAAAGCTACCTTTTCTTGCTCAAATATAATTGAAGGATTTGTTAACTGAATTTCGAAATTAGTTAAAGATTCTCCTTTGAAACCTTGAACATATAAATGTACTAATGCAATTTTGGTTAATTCAGATTCTAAAATTCTTTGTATTCTTTCAACTGTTCTTGCAAATCTAATGTCTTCAGCTGCTAGAGTTGCTTTACCTTGTAATTCTCCTTCATACCCAAAATACGCTTTTGGAACTTTTAAAGCTGCAAACATTTTATCTCTTAAATACTCTATATCGTTAGTACCGTCGTAGTCTAATCCTTTAGTAGTATCTATTTTAGTTTGAGTATCTCCTCCTCTCATAGGAATATAATAATCTTCCATCATATTCATCATATTAAATCTGAGATTGTAGTCTCCGGTATTTGGGTCCACAAAAGGAGTTTTTTTCATTTGGTTGATAGTTTTTTGCATAAACTGTTCAACTTCGTTAGGAGGTATTTGACCAACATTAATATAAAAAGTTCTTTTTTCAGGAGCTCTCATTATACGATGAATTAACATCGCATCTTCCATTAAAGTTAGTTGTTTAAATATTTTTCTTGCAGGTTCGATATAAGATCTACCATAAGGTAGGTAATTAGTATCAGATATTAGTCTAAAATGTGCTATCTCGTAATTGTCAAATTCTATAACTTTTTGATTGCTTTTAGGTCTGTAATTAGGATCTTGAGAAGATGCTAATCCATCGGGATCCAATTGAAAAGTTACTCTTGCAGGGTTATCTGGATCTAGTCCTTCTTGCCTAGTCATGTGATAAACTGTATAAGGTAGAACGTTATATACTCCGAATTCTTCAGCTATTTCTAGCTTTAAAAAGAAGTCTCCATACTTACACATGTTACGTGTCCAAGACCATAAATTAAATTCTATATTCAATACATCGTAAAATAAGTTGTAAAGAATTTTTTGTATATTTTCATCTGAAGATTTAATAGAAAGAACTTCCCCCATATCATTCTTAAGTGTAGCTTCGTCAGATATTATATCTAATGTTGAAGCAATAATAGGATCAGTATCCATAGCTTCATAGTCAGAATATAATTGTATTCTTAATGTTTGATAATTAAGGTTGGGATTAAATATATTTTTATTATTGTAAATATATAATCGTGAAAATCTATCTATAAGGGAATTAGTCTGATATCTTCCGGTAGTTTGTATTTGATTTACGTCGGCAACCTTAAGTTGATCACCGCCTACATTTCTAATTACTACATCGGAAGAGAATAGTCTACCTAATCGTTTAAAAAGTGAAGTATCTGCCATTAATACAGGTTTATTTATAAATATGGTTTATCCAAGTATCCATGAGATATCCTCATTTCCATGCTCGGTTCTAATAATATAAGGATTATTTTGCTGATTTCCAACTGTTTTGATTACGGATCTATTCTTAGCATTAAGATTAGTAAATGAAGATAACTGTGCTCTAGCTAAGTCCATTCCTTGTTGTCTGAGTCGTAAAGCTGTATCTCTAACATATAGTGCGGTAGCACATGACATAAGTAAATCATCATTATAATTTACTTGAGCTTGAGCCTTTCCGTTCTTCCATACAAAAACTCTCATTTCTCCTAATAGTCTTTTAGATTGAATAGTAACTCCTTTTTCTCTTATATATTCCATCATTTTAGCAATAACTAGAGGTCTAGTTCTCATAGACATTGTAAAACCAGGAACTAATTTATCTCTTTCATATTTAGCCATATATGATTCTACAGTGTCCATTTGATTTTTAGGACTATAATATAAGTTTCTATACTCTCTTTCCATAATTTGTTCTATAGTAGCCCAACCTATATTAGCATTTTCAACTACTAAAAGTGCGTCGTTGTATTCTGCAGCGATAGCTACTAATACATTACCAAAATCTTTAGGAGATAATTTTCCTTTATACTCACCTACTTGAACACAAGTTTCTAAATCAAAAATATGAAATGCAGAGTAGTCAGCAGAATCACCTCTAGCTACATCCGCTACTACCATATAAGATTTAGTATAATCAGGTTGTTCCCAAATCCATAAATTACCATCTACACCTCTTTTTTCAACTGGGTCTTTTTGGTAAGTCTGTTCATAAAATAGTAAATCATCAGGTTCGAATACTGTATCACCAGAAGCTAGAAAATCGCAATCACATTCTTGACCTGCCATTCTTGGTCCTAAATCTTTATCTTGTTGTTCTCTCCATTCATTATTTCTTTCAGGGTGTACTGTCCAAGGTAATCTAATAGGTAAAAAACTATTTTCACCTGATTCTGCTTTTTCCCAAGTTTGATGAAACCAATTACCTATTCCATTAGGAGTTGATAAAGCCATACACTGGCCCCCGGTAGCTAACGTTTGTTGTGCTGCTGTAAAAGTTTCGTCAATATTATCTATAAAAGCTGCCTCATCTATTAATAGTAGTGATACTGCTTCTGATCTTGCTGCATCTGCATTAGAAGATTTAGCAGTTATTTTAGAACCGTTCTTTAATCTTAATGATAGTTTATTTTTTTCAAGTGCTGGTAACCGTAGCCATTTAGGTAACTGATCATACATAAACATGGTTTTACTAACTAAGTTTCTTGCAGTTGCTTGAGTAGTAGCTAAAGCTAAAACGTTTTTATCTTTATGAAAAAGCATTAACCATAGACTATAAGCTGCTGCTAAAGTAGAAATACCTAGCTGTCTAGACTTTAAAGTTATAATATAGTCATTATCTCTAAATAGATGTAAAACTTCAGATTGAAAAGGGTATAAGTTGAAAAGTATTCTACCTCTGGTAGGATGTTGAATATAACAATATTTCTTCATAAAATATGAAGGATCCTTTGCGCATTTAATATATTCTTGCGCTACTATTTTTTTAATATCTTGCGCCATAACTAATTTTTATCCGAATACTTTGCTATAATTCAAACCTATTTTACTTTGTTGAACTGTAAATGTTGAAAGAACTGTTTCGTAATCATTTAATTTTTCTTTGTCAATTCCAAAAAATTTCATTGAACCACTTCTTTTTAAATTTACTAAAAAACCTCCAAAACCAGGTTTTTGATTTAATTTATTACTAAGCATTCTATTAACTAACTCTCCAGCTGCTGCAGTTGAATTAGTATGACTTTTTATTTCTTTTTGTACTATTTGAACATTATTATATATAGAATTAAAAATACCATATTGTGAAGCCAATGATGATAAATTAGGTAAAGAAGCAAATTTGTTAAAAGCTTCGAATACCGGTATTAATTCAGTACCTCTAAAATTAGTAGGATTAATAACTTTTCCTTCTAATTCTTTTGGCTGTAAAACTTTAGTCAAAGTATTAAGTCCAAATATTATAGTTAATAGTCTTACGTCTTCTTTATATTCGCTAAATCTTCCTAAACCTATTTTAGCTGTGTGACTACTTGTAGCTTTAACTTCTACTCCTACTCCGTTAAATTGAAGATCTGCTCCTCCACCGACTCTATCTTCAGTTACTTTAACTTTACTATTAGAGTAATTATATAGCCAATATAATCCTACTTCTCCTGCTCCTACTCCTTTTGAAGCAGTTCCTGTTCCTTTAGCAGGTGGAGCTACATTCCATAATGCTTCCCATATAGCTTTATCTTCAGTATACACATCTTCAAAATAAGACGATCCACCTTTACCAGGAAATTTATAAGTTCTTTTAGAACGTGGTATTTGTCCTCCTGGTTGTACTATATTAGTTTCTATTAGCCTATCTAAAATAATTTTATCGTAAGAAGCAGAATTTTCTTTAATAGTAGATTTAGTATTAGGACCTACTAGTTCATTAAGAAGTTCGTCAAATATAGCTTTATCTTCCGGATTAGATATATCCGGTACACCTGTTTTAGTTCTCCAGGCCCACTCATTGTATAATTTTTCTATAAGATTCATTTATCCTTCTTCTCCTGCTTCGAAATCTATCTCTTCTCCACCAAGATCTTCTCCTCCTTCTTCACCTCCTGCTGCTCCTGCATCATCAAATGCTGCTTCGCCTCCTTCTTCCCCTGGGAAGTCTGCTCCGCCTCCGGCTCCACCAAAATCAGCTTCTCCGCCTTCAGCTCCATCTTCTGCTCCAGCTCCTTTTAGAGGTGCTTGTTGATAAAGTTTAGATAATTTATCTAAAGCTTGTTGAAAGTCACTTATATTCCCAAGCATATATCTTTTGCCTAATATTTGAGCTTGAAAATTTTTACCAGTCCATTTTAAATTAAAATCTTGGCCGTTGACTAAATTTATTTTAAAAGTTGTAGGTTTTGGAGAAACCCAATCTATAGTATCTACAAACTCTTTAAAATCTTTAGTCATTAATTTAACTAAAGTATTTTTTAAAGTAGGAAATTTACTAAGCATTTGATCAGTAGCGTCTTCTAAAACTGTTTGCTCGCTGGCTTTTTCGTCTCCTATAGGATCTTGAGGTTTAGGCTCTTCAGCTTCTTTTAGTACTTCTATATATGCTTGTTCTATAATTTTATTTAGTCTACTTACTTTCATACTAATCTTTCTTTTTCTTTTTATAATTTTTATGCCAGTGTTCAGTTTGAGTAATAATCTTTAATTCATTAACTGGTATATCTTTTATATGTTTACTTCCTTCTTTAAAAAATACATCATAATGAGTAACTACATGTTTATTACCTTCTTTAACTAAAGTATGTTGCCCTTCCAAACAAATACCATGTCCATAAGTTTCATGAACTACATGTGCTGCACAATCGTGCATGTATCCAGGAGCTGATTCGTGAAAAGTGTCTAAAGCTAAATTATGAATTAAGTCTGGGTTTTCGTCGGTTAGTTTATCTAATTCGTCATCAGTCAATTTACTACCGTCTTTAAATTCAGCATATGATGCAAATGCATCTGCAGTTCCGTCATCTGCTCCTTGAGATTTATCTACTCCATCTATTTCTATAGATCTTATATCGACTTCTTTCCCGTTAATTCCTACACTAATAGTTTCTTCACCAACGAAACCACCTGTCTGTATTTTGATACCGTAATGATCTGCTATAGCTTCTATTACTTCTAATGCCTCTTCTTGTTCTGAAAATTCACTATCTATAGCTCTAGTTCTTATAAGGTCGATAAAATCTTGTAAACCAGCTACTCTTTCGTCTAAAGTTTCATTCATAGATTTATGAATTTGTTTAGCTACTTGATGTGCTCTATCTTTTGATAAAGAAGGATTTTCTTTATAAGTTGCTTGATGAACTCCTTTTAAAGTATAGTTACGACCTTTTTCTAAGGTTACTTTATAGTCTTTACCTTTATATACTTTTTCTTTACCTTCTTCCATCCCTATATTTTTTCTTAACATAGATCCTTCTAGTGATGCTAAACCTCTTTTAAGCATATTCATAACTTTTTCTTCGTCACTATCGTTAAGATTTAATTTTTTAACTTCAGGTATCAAAAGATCCATTACCTCTTTTTTCAATTCTGGGTTACGGCTTTGTCCTGCTCCGTAATATTTTTTATATATACTTCTTAGCTCAGTTTCTTTATCTTTTAAAATATTTACTGCTAATCTAGGATGATTGATAAATTTCTCTTCTTCTGCAAATAAATCTAAATTAGTATCAGCTATAGATATATCATTAGCTTTTAGATC